GTAGGTAATGGTATATGTTTATGCAAGGATGGATGGACTGGACCTGATTGTAATAAAAGCATAACGATACTCCCAAATAATCAAGATTGTATAGACAAGGATTGTGGTAAGAATGGTATATGCGTAGGTAATGGTATATGTTTATGTAAGGATGGATGGACTGGACCTGATTGTAATAAAAGCATAACGATACTCCCAAATGATCAAGCTTGTATAGAAAAGGACTGTGGTAAGAATGGTATATGCGTAGGTAATGGTAAATGTTTATGTAAGGATGGATGGACTGGACCTAATTGTAATATACCACCGTCAACTAAGTGTAAAGATACGGACTGTGGTATTAATGGTACATGTGTCACAGACACTGGTAAATGTTTATGTAAGGATGGATGGACTGGTTCTAATTGTAATACAATGATACTCCCAAATAATCAAGCTTGTATAGACAAGGACTGTGGTAAGAATGGTATATGCGTAGGTACTGGTAAATGTTTATGCAATGATGGATGGACTGGACCTGATTGTAACGATGTTGTTGGAAAGTCACATATTAGCATGATTGTCGGTATTGTAGTCGGAGTGATATTATTTGTAGCTGTAATTGTACTTGTTTGGTGGTATGTTTTCAAAAAATAGATTTGGTCTGAAAGAATATTTTAGATTTACACATTTTTAAAAATCAATATATAAAAGATAATGGATACTGCAACGATTATTTTAATTGTATTATGTTCCATCGGCGGACTACTGTTATTAACTATATTCTTCAAAATGTTCAAATGGATAAGTGCTATTGGCATTATACTAATCGGAGTTGGTATAATCACATACTTTATAATGAGTAATAAGAAAGAAGGATATGACTATACCCGTAACTATGAAGACCCAGAAAATCCTGAAGACGAAATATTATATGGAACTGTTTGGGATAACCCTAAACATACGACAGGTCTTGGATGGACACTTTGATTGACAAGCTATAATATTATAACATAACAGTCAATATGAAATATAAATTCTAAGTGTCTTGCATTTTAAACGAAAATCTTTTCTTTACTGTATATCAGTATTGATCATTACGTATTACTTTATCCCATGGAAAAGTAGAAAGATTTAAATATGAAGATACTTACTAATGCCTTATCATATTTCATACCAACAATACTGATATACAGGAATAAACAACATTTTACCGCCAAAAATGTTGTTTTATTCCAGAATGAACCACTCCTGAATCTAATAATAATTGGAAAGGTCTGTACAAACAATCTGCTTGTGCTTGATTTCGTGTCACTTCCCTTGTTCTGTAAACTATATTACTATGTGTAATAAAATACTCATATTTTATTACAATAATTTACATAAAACTTTGTTACTGATATTATCTCTACACACTGGGCATGTATTGCGCTGGCTCGCCCATATAGATAACGGTATTCTGTAAAACCCATGATTACATTCTAAGAAAACAACATATGTTTTACCGTGTTTATTTTTTCCTGCTCTTAGTCTTGAATGTGTTATGCCACATAATTGTTCTTTACCATACTTGTTCCAAAAAGGTTTTTTCATATTAATTATCAGAACATATTTTCTTAAACCTGCTATCATCTTAATATAAATTTATTCTTTTGTTCTTGTGTCAAATATTCCTCTAAGTATTCATACCTAATATGTGGAACTATTTCTCTCATTTTGAGGATGAACCCTATAACCATAAACTTCATATTGGGGGATTTGCTGTTAAATTTTTTGATTAATGTTGTATTGATACATTTAGCAAACCCAAAATCAATTATATACATCTTTTTACCTGTAATCATGAAATTCAACGGCGATGGATCAGCGTGGAATATACCAATTTCGTCTAGTTTTTGAAAAATATCAATCATTTGTTTTTGATAAGTCATAGCCATCTTACCCTTTTGTCTTTTTAATAGACTGAATAGGTTATTATCAATCTTTTCCATAACTATATAATTAGAAACTGTATCATAATCATAAACATCCGGACAAATTCCGTGTTTAGATGCTTGAATTTGGAATTGTGCTTCTTTTTTAAGATTAATAGATGACTTATTCTTCCTAAAACATTTCATTGCACAATCACGTTTTTTACGTCTGTCACGAACTAAATAAACAATACCTTCCTTACCCTTCTCTCCCAGTTGTTCAAATCGTATGTATCTATCAATTTTATCCTTTTTATATTGCTCATACTCTTTGAAAGCTTTTGTTATCTCATCTATATACCCTTGCGAGCTTTTTTGTTTATTCAGATCCATACCCATAGCCATAGAGCGCAATTCTGAAAATGGTAGTTTTTTAAGTTGATTGTAATCCATTTTTAGGTATTTTTTTATCTTTTTATAACAGTAAAGAATATGTACGTTTCATCAACTTTACTAAACCAAGCTTGGAACAAGTATAGGAAAAATCAGCATAAATATGGAGAAATTAATGAAGGTTATACAGGAACGGAATCTGCAGGAGCAGGAGCAGGAGCTGCATTTGACTCTTTCCTGATAGTGTTAGCAGTACTGTTATTTGTTCTCGAACTGATAGTTATGGTATATGGTATTATTATAGCAATAAATTGCACTCATTGCGGAGGAGAAAGAATTGTGCATGTGGTATTATCTATTGCTTTTACATTTCCATACGTATTGATCATGTCCGTTTTTAATAAATGCGCGAAATCTGTTTTGAAAGGTGGTCCGCCTATATTAGATTCTAATTATGTAAACAATAACTACTCCAATCTAAGTCCAGAATATACACAATATATGTTTGGTTCTAGTACTAATTGTTCGTCATGTAATTTGGACAAGGTATGATATTTAGTATTTTAATAATTAGTATCTCTACATATTATTAAAATACAGGGAAACGAGTTGTACACTTCGTTTAATTATCACTATCACTATAATTATCGCTATAATTATCACTATCATCCCCGTTCTCAATGCTGTCATCGTAGTCTATAACAACACTAGAAATATCACTATCACTATCATCCCCGTTCTCAATGATGTCATCGTACTCTATAACAACACTAGAAATATCACTATCAACTCCGGTACCAGCACTGACAACGCTTTTAACATCTGTGTTATTAGTATTGGTATCTTCATTGAATATTTCTTCATAAATTGACTGTTCTGATTTAACACTACCTTGTGATATCATGTCATTATCCTTGGTATTAATAATATCTATTTCCATTAAGGTTGGAACTGTGTTTTCGTTTCTTAACGTATGCTGTATATCCACTGACATATTATCAGGATAAACATATGTAGAATCTATATTTTTCAAAAACCCTTCTCCCTGTTCTAACTTATCTAGCACAGGTATAATATCCATGAGATACGTGTCATTATGACTATCAGTATCAAAATAGTTGAACGCATCTACGAGTATGCAATTATTTGGATTTGTATTTTTTACTTCGTCGTAATCGTCCATAATTAGTGTATTTTGGTTTGTGTATCCATCTAATTTATAAGCATTCCATAACATATTAAGATCTTTGGTTCCCGTCATTTTATTTACAGACAAATCACAGTGATAAGAATAAAACACGTAATCTATATTATTCTTCCTTTCGGGGTGCCCCGCAATAATGACATTCTTAATAATATAAACAGCATAATCTTTGCTTGCAGCAGTCCAAATACTTACATTAAAGTTTTTGAAGGCGTAATCTAGAAATTCTTGAACATGTGGTCTCTCGAATATAATGTAATATCCATCCATATCATGAAACTTGAATTTAGAAGATTTATCCTTTTCATCATCAAAATCAAATTCATCTGTACTTTCGGCTGATAGTAGTGTATTATCTATATCAAGTATTAAGTTCATCTTTCTATCCATTGTTTATTTACATTAAGAAGTTTTTTTTAGACTAAAGATGTAATGATTATATTTAAAATAATACAAAAAACACTTTCTAGTAATTCATAAAACTGACTTGACCTCGATGATTAGTATTCTTCTCTCTTACTTTTATAATAGGATGAGATCTAATACCGTGTACGTTAAAATCTCCTAATACCGTAGTCCATTTAGTAAGCTTTGAATTGGTTTCAATCATTCCATATTCGGTAGTAATATTAGTTGTAATTATTTCTATTGATCTATCAATCATTGATAGTACAATATTTTCAGCCACTGAATCTGTAATATTGAAAATAGTATAAATATCTCCGACTTTTCCCCTTCTATCCTGATACACATTAGACATAACATGAGATATTACGTCATCAGTAACTATTATAGGACGATTATTAGGTCCTACGCCTTCTAAATTTTGTGTGACCTGTCTGGATATTGTGTCTACTGTATTCTGATTAAAATACATAGATAAGGAGGGATTATACGAATAATCCTCACTCCATCCTACATATCTCATGAAATTTTCATCATGTATTATTTCTCCATTTGTACCATTACCAACACCGTTGGATATTTTGTTGTTGTTTATAACTGGAGTATATTTATCGTAATGAGCATTTGATATAAGTTCGCCAAAATCCATCTTTTATTTATATACGTTACTTTATAAATCTTTTATGATTTAAAATGTTACAAATACATTTTAAATATGGAAAATCCAACTTCGATATTATTATATAGCAAATATTCTCAAAATTGCAAAATTATATCAAATTTAATAAATTCTAGCCCAGTACCCCTACCATTCAAATTTCTATGTACTGACAACAAAGATATTCGTCAAAGGATTGCGGATAGCAAAAAAATTGACGTCAATTATTTACCATGCATTCTTAACGTATATTCAAACGGAACCGTAGAGCAATACGAAGGTCCTAAAGCATTCGAGGTCGTACAAAACATATTATCATCTATTCCACCTCCCATACCCGAAGCGAATGAAATATACCATAGAAAGGACACTATAAAAAAAAATAAACCTGAAGAACAACCTATAATTCCAAAACAACGTACAGTAAAACAACGTACAGTAAAACGACGTCCACCACCAACACAAAGACCAAAGCAGGTTCAAAGTGAGAGAGGGACGTTAATAGAAGATTTACCAGAAGTATCAGACTCTGGGTCAGAAGCAGAAGAAGAGGCAGAAGAAGAGGCAGAAGATGACGAACAATCAAATGAGGAAGAAGAACAATCAATTGAACACATTAGAAAACCTAGAATACGTATTCGTATGAATAAGGGAAATTTTGAGGAACATGATGGAGAAGATTACAGTCCTCCAGAGCATTCAATGACAGGCCATAGACATGTGAGAAATTCAACAGATAGGAATATAAAAGATGATCAAAGTAATATTTCTATGAAAGCACAAGAACTTGCAAAGCAAAGAGAACAATCAGATAATAATTTTAAACCAAGAGGTGCAGGAATTCCACCTGAATTAAGAAGAGAATAAATTCTTTTTATAATATTATAAAATAATATTATAAAAAGAATTTCATATAGAATTTATCTTCCACCCACTATCTATATTCAAACGACGAACAGAATGACATGTATGCTTATGTTCTAAATTCTTGGACTTACATTCACATAAATTTCCATGACGATCAGAATAAATTACCTTGACAATACTAGACTTTTTAATCAACTCAATACATAAATTACACGGATACGAATTAACAAGATCCCCTTGTCGGTTATATCTCACAACTACCAATACAGGATTGTTTACCTTCTTCAATAGATTCCTAGCACGATATATTACATTCATCTCTGCATGAATGGACGGCACATCCTTTTTAAATATACACCCAGCTGTGTCGTTAGTGGCTTGTATTATAGGAGTGTTTCCGACATACACAATACTACCATGTAAAGACCTCATTCTGGACTGAGAACAATATTCGAATGTTGGGATGGGATAGTTTTTCATATCTTTATAGTATATCATAATTGAGTTAGTAGAAAATCATTTTGTTTCTACTAACTCAATTATGATATACATAAATGACGTAAGATTTACAATTATATCAATAGTTTACCACGAGAGTATTTATTTGAAATTGTACAAGAGTATGATTTTTCAGATTCATGGGTAGATAATCGAATCGAATAACTATTCTTACACGGTCGGGGATGTATGATCGAATAAAGATCACTGAAAGATAAAGGGTTTTTGGATATATCCATATAATCTACTACACTTTTGATACACTCAGAATTATAACAATCACGGATTTCTTTATAATGATGATCTGTATATACTAATATACAATGAAGACGATCAAGAGATACAAAATTATCTGTCACAATTTGATGAGAATGAAACCATCTACTTGACCCTCCATATTTGACACATTCGTTGTCTGTATGGTTATAGAATTCATCAATATTTGTATACAAAGATTCACAAGAAATAGGATTTCTTCCCCCGCATTTAGATCTCATCTCAATATCAAATTTGTGATCATCGAAAAGATTGTTTTTAAAAACAAGAACAGGACCTCGATTAAAAAACATAATGTTCTCGTTCCAAATATTATCAACTGCGTTTATTCTATTAGTTAGTTCAGGAAGAGCGCTAAACCATACTCCAGACCGTTGTGAATATCTTGAATGAAATTTTTTGAGTCCGTTATGATCAATTATGTATTTTAAAGTTCCTGGTTTGAGACTGTGTAATAAGTACATTTAATATATTATTATACTTTGAAAGTAAAATTCGATTTAAAATAATAACTTTAGATTATAAAAATATGAATTACGGCACTGCTATAGATTCATATGATCCCAGAAACGAAGATGTTTATACTGTTATCTGTAAATATTTCAACAATCCAATGTTGACAAAAATAAAGGAAGTGGAAGGAGAGGGGTACAGTATGTATGCCGCTGAAGCAAAATGCGGGCTAGGTCTTCATACTAGATATATTGTAGTTTTAATTGTACAAGATTCATCTCCGGTTGGAACTGTACAATTACTAGACAAATTAAAATGGATATCCTTTCAGACACGTACTCTTCTTGAAAAATTCAATATAAGTAATTCATTTCAATACACTCCCTCTCGGAATCCTTCAAATAAGATTAATATTATTCTTCGCGAAGAAAAACATTGTAAATATATATGTGAAGATTTTCAAGTTAATGTAACTCTAATAACAGAAGATTGGGAACCTAAACAAAACACACAAACATACCAAAAAACAGGAACTTTATCACAGGCTATCGAAACATGGAAGACTATTATAACTTTTGTATAACTTTTGTTTGGAAACAAAGAAAGTTTTCGTAAGTTTGGTACTTACGAAAACTTATGGTACTTACGACCTTATATCACTCTTCAGTTTAAGCTCATCTGATAAAACTTTAATATGAACAGGATCAAATCCGTAACAACCCCCAATATATCTAACACCTAGGTCGTATGCATCTCTTACCAATTCTCGTAATTCGTCTATGGTACATAGAGTTCCTTGAAATCCAATACGATTATCTCTAGATGGTACATCAGACTCATCGACGTCATTAGAAATCATGTATACTAGAGGATGGAACGCTAAATACACATTTTCAAGAATTCCATTTTCTTTGAGACCTTCTTTCATTTTGGACAGAAGGTTTAAACCCTGTCTTGGACCATTATTACAATTTACACCGATAATATCGGCCCCGGATTGTACCATTCTTACAGAACAAACTTCACATGTTATTCCGTCTAAATCTCCATCATCGTTTACACATACCATTGACATAACTGGACAACCCACGACTTCTTTAGCTACCTCTATTGCCCATTCGCATTCTTGTACATGATCGAAGTGTTCTACAATCATAAAATCGACATTATTATTACTGAAAACATCACATTGTTTACGAAAAATGTCTTTTACTATATCTTCATCACGATCATCTAAAAATACAGATGTTTGCGATAATCCTCCAGCAAGTAATACATTTGCATTACCGGAAACTTCACTTGATAATACACATGTCGTATTGTTAATTATATCATATTCTACATATTCGGGATTATCTTCACAAGGCCTATTAAATGATTGTATAACGTCGGCTCCAGATTCTATGAACGATCCAAGTAGTTTTATGACATCTTCTTCTGAACATGTATTTACGTATTCGTCAGTTTTTAAAATACCACGTTTACTTATAACAGACATTATTTCTTCATTTCCTATAAACTGTCGTTTTTCTAATATGTCGGAGATGCATCCTCCATCTCCTACTAAAGCTCTTTCATCTAATATTTCTAAAATGTTTTTCTTCATTTATATTAAATCGTCGTTTTCTTAAATTATTAATTACTACTTCTATTATACTATTCATCTTTACATTCATCTTTACATTCATCTTTCCAACAATTCCAGCACATAGGTTGGTATTTTTCTTCAGACCCTAAATCAACATTATCAGGTCCGTTTCTAACAATTATTTTCTTGCGTTTATTAATATTCTCACACACATTGTATACACGGGTCTCTTTACCATCCTTTACAGTTATTACATCACTGTCTATAAGATCATCTCTGTATGTTTGCTCCTCTATATCTTCGGAAATACTATAAACTCTATCGTAAAAAAACTTCGCATTAATAATAGCCTTTGTGTTACAATTAACACAAATAGTTTTTATTTCTTCAATGTTGTCAGCAATTTCTAATAATCTCTTTGATCCTGGAAATAAATACGACTTATAATCTGTACGCAATCCATAACATATAACAGGAACATGTTGCGATAAGTTACGGAGTCCTTCGACGTTAACTGGAGTTAAAAATTGCGCTTCATCTACTAAAACACATTCTACGTCATTTGGTAGATCGAAGACTCTACGACAGGGTAGTATTATTATATTGGCTTCCATTCCTTGTACAGCACGAGATTTTATATTTTGAGATCCAAATCTATTATCTGTTGACGGCTTCATTAGGACAACTTTTTTTCCTTGTGATCTGTAATTATATGCAATCATTAATAGGTTCGCTGTTTTAGAACTATTCATAGTCCCGTGTCTGAAATATAATTTAGCCATTTAATTTATGCTTGTTATTATCTGTATAAATTACTTTAGTATTCGATCAATATAAAATCACATCTTACTCGGATATAATTAATTAGTTACACCAAAATTTAAAATGAAAAATATATTTAAAAAGATAGCGACATATAAATAAAACGATAATGTCACTGAATGAAGATTCAAGAAAATGTTCACGATGCCACGTGGATTTAATTACTACTAATTTTTTTTACAAGGGTAAAGACCATAAATGTTGCTTTTCGTGTAGCAATAAAAGAAGTAATGCAAAAAATTCTTGTCAAGTTTGCGGTATAAGAGCCCGTTTTAATTATCCAAATAATACTATCGGAATTTCTTGTAAAAAACACAGTAAAGCTGGTATGGTTGATATTAAAAATCCTAAATGTAAAGCAGACGGTTGTACCAAAGGTCCTAATTTTAACTTCGAGGGAGAGACGAAAGCATTATACTGTGTCGGATGCGCAGAACCAGGTATGG